CCGTCATATTCGCGAGTTTCTGCTCCTGCTCCTACATGTATTGTAGGAAACTCTGCTACTTCATCCCAAAACTTCAGTCGTCTTTCGACTTGTTGAACTGATGTTCTAAAGGGTGGAGTGCCATTTATTTGTTCTAATTCCATCGCTAGTGCCTCTACAATGGCGCGTCTACGCGTGGTATGTTTCCTTGCTAAACTGCTTTCCATTATACTCTCCTAGTTGTTAAGAATTTGTCCCCTACTATCCCCTGTGCTATTTGTCTAATACTTTCCCCTATTATCTTTCTAGGGTCTCTAAAAGTACTTCCCTGTGCATTGCCTGGCTCAAAAGTTTGGTAAGGGTCTTTCAGATAAGTATACTCTATTGAAGTTCCCCCTCTTGGCCCTACTGTAACATTCTTTACCTCAGCACTTCTTGAAAATCTACCTGTTCTATAATTAAGTGCAGGACTTGTCATTTTACTTGCTACCACTTCTGGTAATGCTCTATTTATAAGTGTTGCTAGTGCTAGTGGATTTTCTCCCATTACCGCATCAACTCTACTGTTCTTTTGTTTTCTGTATCTAGCTCCTATTGCTGCTAAATTAACTCTACTTTGTGTTCTGTTTCTTGCCCTTTTTACATTTGGCTTTGGTGCTTTAGTTTTCCCTTTTTTCTTTTCTGTCTTTTTGTACTTTACAATCTGTGACATTAACTTTTGATTCGCTTTGAATCTCATGTCTAGCCCGCCCTTTTTTGTTATCTTTATCTTCTTAGTATTTAAAGTTTTTTCTATTTTCTTTGTAATACTTGCGGGTATATTTTTATCTGCCCATTGTCTAAAAGAAGGAGAAGTTTTATGGTCAATACCTGCTCTTGTTAACCTTCTTTGCAGTTCTTTAGTTAGTTTTAAATTCTTACCCTTGATAAATCTTTTCAATGCTCCTTTATCATAGTCTTTTGATAAAGGGTTTCTACTAACATCTTCGTAATCAATATGTACTTTAAACTCTTTGTTAAAATCTTCTAAACTTAAGTGTGAAAAGTGTGCAATATTATAATGATTTAAAAACTGTTTTGTAAACTCTTTATGGACAAGTTCATAGTTATCGTTGAACTTTGTTCCAGCAAATGCTTTTGCAAATTTGCTTTCATCCATTAAGTCGCTTAGTTTAGCTTCGCCTCTTTCTTTGTAGTCTGCATCGCCTTTGAGGTTTAACATAGTTCCTCCAAGAGCAGTGGTTGTTCTATCTTTACCACTATGCAATCCTGCAAATCTTTTTGTCTTTCTCATGCCTTTACTAAATTTAGTTTGCGACATAGGAGATGACCTACCTTTCTTAAACTTTAATTCTTTATGGATTCTTTTATATACTTGACCCATCAAGAAACCCATAGTATTTTTATGGATATTTAAAATTTTGTTGAAGTTTTTTGCACTGCCACTAGGCATTTTTCCAAAACCTCCTGGTCTAAAAAGAATTCTTGTTCTTTTACCAGCTATAAACTGTACATCTAATAAATTACCACCTATATTTTTAAAGTGTTTTATGTACTCTGTTTGCGTAAACTTTTTCTTCCAAGCGTTAGATACTGCTCCTCTAATATCACTATCACTAGGCATAGTTACTGCAGCACCGCTTAAAAAGGTCTTGACTGCATCTTCAATCTCTCCTCTTAAGTACGCTCCGTCTACAATGACTTCGGTCTCAAAGGTTTGGTCTACTTTATCTGAATCTGCCGCGTCAATTGCATCTAGCAACATCTTCTCGACAAATTCGATCATATAACTACTCTATACAAATCAAGTACTCTTTTGATATGGTCTGGAAAATCAGAATTATTCCTAATACCAGAAGTTCCTTGATTCTGTACCTGAGCGCCACCTAAGGTTCTCCTTTCTTTGTGCTCGTCTTTCATATAGTAATTTACTAAATCAAAAAGTGCTAGTTGTAAATCTCTGGGAGTACTGGCAAATCCAGCTTTATATGTAATTCTGACTGCCCCCATACCCTTTGCCCAAGTTTTGGGATTACCTTGTACATCTGTTCTGATTATCGCATCAGATTCAGTATCAACATAATACTCATAATTACCTGTCGTCAATTCTTTATAAGCTTCTGAGTAAGATGTTCTTTCTTCTACTTTTGAAACTTCTACTAGCGGACTCTCACTCGTAATTACGGTTGTTGTCGCTGTATCGTTCATTGAGAAAGTCTCAACTTTATTTGTGCTATAAAAATCTAAAAAAGATATTCCACAATATTTCTTAACTAGGTCAGATACTTGTGGTACAATAACATTAAGACGATCGTCGTCCTTCTCGCCTCTGAGACCCTCTGCGTCTTTATATTCTGCTACTGTTATTAAATCTGCCATATTAAAAGTGGTGGGTTATAGGTAACCCACCAAAAACCGTAATTAGGTATTAACTACCTTTATAAGCAAATGCCCACTTAGAAGTTGCACCGTCAATTAAGTCAGTGAATCCTAATCTTTGAGAAGCCACTAGGACTCTTCTTTGATTAGCTACTTCGTAGTCAGATTCTATTGTAACACCTCTTAATCTTGGCATTACATAGTTTCTTGGGTATACAGCGATAGCTGCATATTTAGAGTGTGCTTTAGCAGCAAACTCATCACACATGATTACTCTTGAACCGAATACTTGTCCGATTTCGCCTGATAGTTTTGTTGCCATGTCGCCAACTAGGTTAGCATCTTGGAACTCAGCATCTTCTAGTAAGTTATAGTACACATCTTGTGAAACGATGTAAACAACTTCTGAAGGGTTGATACCATATTTACCCATGTTCTTTCTCATGGCTAATAGGTCAGCTGCTGTAACTGCATCAGTTGCTGCGAATCCAGAACCACCAGCTGAAGTTTCGTGGTTGTCACCATCAGCCATATTTAATAGACCAGCAAACGCTCCTGATGAATAAACACCATTGTCGTGGTTACCAGCTAATATAGCATTTTCGATACTTCTTGCGTGTGATCTTACCATTGATTCTCTAATTAAAGGAAGAATCGGTAGGATTGCATCTTCTTCAGTTTCATTACCTAAGTATGATTGTGAGATCAACTTAACTGTTGAAAGTGTTCTTTCTGTTAAGTCTACACCACCGTAAGGTGAACCTAATGTGTCGCCTCTTTGGGCTAAGTTACCATGTGGTGAACTACCTGCTGCAGTTTGAGCTGAAGCAAATTCAGCATAACCACTGTCTGGTAGGATTGGGATAATCATATTAGCTGAAGTCATTGGGATTTCTCTAAATAGAGGTGCCAATACTAGCTCGTTCTGAATATCTCTCTCAATATTTGTTGAAACGATTTGCTCAAAGTCTGCTGATGAAACGCCAACACCTGAATGTGCGTTAACTTTTTCCATAACACCTTTTGCAAAATCATTGTCCCATCCTTTACCAGTAGCTAAACCAGCAAATTTTGCATCAATGATGTCGTTTTCGAATTCCTTCTTCCAATCGCCGTTTCCTTGTCTATCAGCGAAATGTCTTTTGGACTCACGAATATTCATGATTTCCTCTGACTTCTCAGCTAATTGCTTTTCAAGTGAATCGACAACGGTTTTTAGGTCTTCATTTTTTTCATTGACTCTAGTCTCTAGGTCGTTCATTAGCTTTTCAGCACCTGTTAACCCAGCTTCAACTATAGTCTTTGTTTCTTCCTGTTTAGCTTCTTGAGCAGCTTTTTCATCAGCTTCTACTTGAGCTTGCTTTTCAGCCTGCTCTTGTACTTGCTTCTCTTCTGCTGCCTTTGCTTCGGCTTGCTTCATTGCAATTTTAGCTGCAGTATCCTCTGCAACTTGTTTAGCAAATGCTTCAAGGTCGATTGAAGTTTCAGGAGATTTTTTCTCTTCTGACATATCAGTCTCCGTTGATGAGG